CCAACGCCGCTTTGGGGTTGATGGGGTATGTGTGGAAAGCCTATGTGGACGAGCAAGACCAAGTAATCGTAAAACGTGAAGACCTTGACGAACTTCACACCATTACGACTAAACCGAACATCACTCAACTTGACTTGACGATAGACCAAAATATGCGTCCGTTTTTGACCTATGTCGCCGACGGGCTGCCATATTATTTCCACTTCAACGCAGAAGACAGTACTTACTCAGAAGTGGCACTAGACCCAAGTATCAAATTCCCGCGGTGTGAATTGGATATGCGTGAGAACCATAATATCCCCAGTTCTGATATTATCTTGGCATATACTCGTGATGGTAATCTGTGTTATCGTCTCCAACGTGAGCGGTTTGGTAAAGAATACATCATTGCCACAGACCAAAAGAAAACAATGTTGTGGCGTATTGGTAGGTTAGTAGATGACCGATTTGGTTATCAGTGGAGATAGGTTGTGAGTTGCCGTAATTTTTGTGGGTGTCCATGGCGTATCATAGATACGTCTAAACCAAAACAGGTAGACCCACCAGTACTTGATGACCCACCAGTACTTGATGACCCACCAGTACTTGATGACCCACCAGTACTTGATGACCCACCAGTACTTGATGACCCACCAATTATGGGAGAGCCTGAATTTTGCGACCCTAACAGCGATATCTATGATAGTGAGCTATGCAGTTTTTTCCGTGGAGAACATTAATGGCTTGTAAAACAAAATGTGGCGGGTTTAAATTACTTAATACTGGTGGTTCACTTGATGTGCCGACAGTGGTACGTTCTGTAACTACAAGCGGTTCAAAACTTCAAGTAATCAATACAGACGGTACGTCATACGAACTTGACCTACCGAAAGCAGAACCTGCCAACGTACAATCGGTTAATATTTTAAACGCGAGTGGCACACAGACTGTTGCCACCGTAGCAACTTTAAATTAAGGAGCGTAGACAATGGCTACAGATTTTCGTGTCGTAATCCCGGCAGACATGGGTTCAAGTATTAAACTTGGCGTTAAAGAACCTAACAAATATGACGTTGATTTGTCTCAATTAGATTTACCAGCAGGTTTGACTGGCTTGTCTTTACAAGGTACGATACTTACTGCAACAACTTCTGACGGTCCTGTAACAGTTGATTTAGCACCGATGTTGCCGACAGTTGTGGCGGAAGTATTTTTAAAACAAGTTCAACGCCAAGGTAACAAAATCGTATTTACGGTAGGCGAACAAGGTAACACAGGTAACGACACTACTTTGGAAGTAGACGTTGCTGATTTACTCCCTGTCGTGGCAGACAACACTACTATCACAGGTACTGGCGTAACAGCTAACCCATTAAAGGTTCAGATTTCTACATCTAAAACAGACAACCTGTTGAAACAAGGTGCTGACGGTTTGTATGTATCGCAAGCTGATTTGCCACAACCAACGCCGCAGGCTCGCGATATTCGTTTGGTAAATGCGTCTGGCACTACGGTGGTGGCATACGCTTATTCAACGGAGCAGTAATATGGTTGACGTTAGGGTAGTAACAGTAAGTGATTTAGATAACAATACCATAGCACTTAATGTAGGTGGTAAGGTGGGCGTTAAGATTTATAAAGACCTTATTGTTACGCACGGTGTTCTTACGGTTGATAGTCAAGGTCGTTTTGTTATGAAAGACGCACTTGTTGCGTTAAAACAACCAAGTAAACGCAACATCGGGCAAGTGAGTCTGACGACTGCTGACGAGTACGGAAGTACGCCTAATTCACGCCATTACAGATTGTCATTCAATTTTTACAACGCACAACCTGTTATAAAAGCTATCAGTTTGACGCTTAATCCTTGGAACGGCGGTGAACATATAGAACCAGTTAAATGGGTCGATTATGACGGTCAGGAAGTAACGCCTAGTGGCGTTACCACCAAGTATGACAACGACCAGTTAATTATCAATATCACGGACTTAAACGAGTTCCATAACAGTAGCGCAGACCTTGTGTTCAAACACTGGGACGAGTCTCGTGATTACGATAGTACTTACAATGGCTTTTATGATGAAGTGCAACAAGGTCTTAACGGCGGACGTTGGATTTTCGACCCAACGATTGATACCAGTTTGGTGGATTACCCTGACAGCGACACTTATGATTTGCTTACTAGTGCGTTTACGTTTAGCGTATACGGCTAACCACTGAATAATAAGGTTTTACATTGCTTCCGTAATGTAATATAATGGTTTAGTGAAAAATTTTCATAATTATTAAATGGAGTGATGACATGAGTTGTTCAGCTTGTGTGAAACGCCGACAAGGTCGCATTGTTCCAGTAAATCCATCAGCGAAGAAACCAGCCGAACGCCAAGGCAATCCTAACGGTGCTAAGGAACAAGGTAACACACTTCGCCAACGATTGCGGTACACAGGGCGATGATTAAACGTGAAGACATTGACCGCTTACCAACAGCGGTTCGGGACAGTATTAAACAGCATTTGGAACACTGCGTAGTCAAGGCGGACAAAGCTAAAGTGGAAGCTGCCTTAGCCTATGCTATGACGACTGACGAGAAACATCGTTCAGCCGCTCTGATTGCCCAAGGCGAACATGACGCATTTTCTGTGCTGTATAATATCTTTAAGTAAAAATTAACGGTATTGGGGATAAAAATGCGAAATCGTGTAAAATCGGCTACACCAGCCATACGAAGTTTCATTGATGACAAGGCAGAAGAAACAGAATTGCCTACTACACCTGAGCAGGAAAAGCCTGATGAGCAAGAAGTAGGTACAGGGGTTGAAAACCAACAACCTGACTTAACTCAGGAAGACGATGACGATAGCTGGCTTGATGGACTAACGCCTTATCAGACTGAACAACAAGTACCACAACAACAAGCACCACAACAACAGGTGCAACAACCTGTGCAGACTGTACAACCACAGGAACAACCTGATGACGGTACAGAAGAACAGAAACGCCGTTTGGCTGAACTGTATGCAGGTCTTGAACATATTGAAGAAGAAGTTGCTGTTGAACTTCACGACAAGTTGATTACGCCTGAGATTAAACAGGTTCGTGCAGAGTTGGCGGAACTTAAACAATATCGCCAACAAGAACAACAGGCACGACAAACGGCTATTATTGCCGACATCAATACAAAAATTATTGCAAAATATCCAAAAGCGGAACAAATTTTGCGAAGCAAAGAATTTATGGATTATGTGAATGCAGGTAATAATCCATACGCTACCGACACAGAATTTAATATTCTGATGAGAGCATATTACGCAGGAGACGCTGAATATGTTATCGGTAAGATTGATGGTTTTGTGTCTAGCCGTGGCAAACCTAAACCGCCAGTCGGTGCAGAGCCACAACAGGGTGGGGGACGAAGTGGGGTCGCTGATACGCCTACGCAGAAAAAACCTATGACGGACGCCGAATACTTGGCAAAACGCCGAGCAATTAAAGCCGCCCCGAAAGGTACTTATCCGCCGAATGCGTTGAAAGACCTTGTTAATGAGTATATGAACAGTAGAGGTTAAGCATGACTAATACTACCGTAGCAAGCGGTTACAAGGATTTGCTGGAAACCCCACTTGGTAAAGGTGTGGTCTATGCAGGTACGATTATTGACCGCAATTTTGAAGACGATATGCTGTACTACATCACAAACAGTACAGTATTGGACGAACTGACACGCTGCGGTCAGGTAATCCAATTTAACAAACCACCCCGTGTAGGTGCGTGGCGACCTTACGAACTCAATCAGAAAATGGTGTCAGACCAACCGACATCAGATAGCTTCTGTATTACCGTGTGCGACATGGCGTACAAATCTATCAAGATTGACGAAGTATCTATCTACCGTGCGTGTGATAACTGGGACGCTTACGAAACTGGTTTCCTAAATGACGCATGGTATCACTTGTCTGAATTGTGGCATACAAGCGTATTGACTGGTATGCAGTTGCAAGTATCAGCCCGTAACTTGGGCAAAAACGCTGGTCGCTATGGCAATATCGACTTAGGTTCAATCGGCAACGCTTTGCATTTGACACCTGACAATATCGTTTCGTTCTTCAGTCGTATGCGTGATGTGTTGCAAGACGCAGGTCGTTGGTATGACGGCGAAATGTATGTGATTGTGCCTCGTGCAATGCACACCTTGTTGCTTGAAACCATGTTCGCTAAACAGCTTTGCTGCAACACTGGCGAAAGCGTATTGTTTAAAGGTATGCGAGCGTCTGACGTGTTGGGCTTTACGGTAATTGAAACTGACCGTATGCGTCCTGTTGTGGACCCAGCAACTCGCCGTTTGGTATATCCAATCTTGGCCGGCTGGAACGAAGCCTACGCATTTACTGGCGACATCATCAAAGCCCGTCTGAAAGAAATGGACGGTGCGTTCGGTGTAACTTATGATATGCTGTCTGTGTACGGTGGTGGTGTAATCTACCCTGAAGCGATGGCGAAAGCATACGTTACTTTCTCAACTGACGGCGTTGTAACACGTCCATAAGGAGCTAAACATGGCACACAAATCATTATGGTTTCAAGGTAAAACGCCTTACGTTGTACCGAAGTGCGATGGCAAAATTCCGCAAACTTGCCCCAAATCAAAACGTATCGCCCATGAATATACCCGTGGTTACTTTACTTTGACTAACGTTTTGAACCCTAACATCTTCTACGATGATTACGGTGTAGAAACCCCATTGAAGAAAGAACTTGCCGAAGCGAAAGTTGGCGATTATTTGTGGCTTGTCCTTGTACCGCCTAAACACCACATCACTGATGTATTTACCTACAATGAAGTAACCACTACTGAGAATTCTAGCTTACAAACTATGGGTGGTATCACGTTGTCTTTGGTAACAGGTAAATTCAAAGCTGCCGATGAAAATGGCGACTGCGAAATGACTGGCGAAGTGAACCACGGTACGTTGGTTATGCCAGCCACTGCGGACGCAAAAGAACAATTTTTGCGAGCCGCTACTGACATCACTAATGATGTTGAGACGTGGACTGGCGTTGGCGTTAAAATCGACGCGTTACCAGCAGGTAAGACACTTGCCGACATCGTTGGTAAGATTGTCGTTGGTACACACGCTATCGACTATGACGCACAGACGTTTATGTAAATCTGATGGGTGAGGCGGTAACGATTGCCGCCCTGCCTTACTAGGAGAACACTATGGCTAAAACATCAAGTGGTAAATCGTCAGGTGCGAAAGCAAAAGTAACTGGTTTGCGGGCAAAAAGTGCTACAAGTTTCGTAGCTGGTAAAGACCCTAAAAAGGCGATTACTGGTATCAAGGCAAAAGGTGTTGGTGTTGATTTACCATCGCCTAAAGGTAACAAACCAAAGCTGAAAGCCAAGTCGGTTTCAAAAATGGGTTAATGGTTTAAGTGGTGTGTAATCATATTCCGCCCACCACTTATCTTAATATTGGGGAACAATTATGTCAGTTGAATTAGACGAAAACGGTGTAGAACACGTTTACGCACCAAATCCAAAAATGCAAGGCGAAGATTGGTCTAAGGAATACCCGCCAATTAAAACAAACTCGCCGTGGCTTGTGAATAAATACACAGGCGAGATTTTTCCTAACACCGCAGAGTTCGCCCGCCGTAGCGACATTCTTGAACCGTATTTGGGCGAGTTGCCACGAGACGGTCAGAGCGAGGGTGCTACTGTGACACAGGTAAATCAAGTATTAAATCCTGAAAAACAAGAAGACGGAGAACTCGAAACCCTATGAGAAAATTACTTCTGAGTTATGCTCAAGACTTAAATGACGCATATCCCGGACATGAATTTTCTATATGGTCTCCCGAACAACTACTGGGCTTCTTTAACGAAGCCCTTTGTTTAATATCGGCACACAGACCCGATATGTTTACAGAGTTAAAAGTAGTCAAGGTAGAGCCATGTAGTAATTACTTGGACTTGTGCGACTGCGTAAAAGTCTTGGACGTATTAGGTCAATCCGATAAAAACGGTAAAAACATACGACCAGTACCACGCCGTAAAGAACGTGCTACGGTGTGGGGTGGTAGTAAAAAGAAACAAGAGTTTACAGATATTATCACGGAGTACGAACTACTTGATAAATCTAACCTTGTTCGTGTGTTCCCTCACAATCTTGACCCTACAAAGGACATCTACGTTACTTTACGGTGTAGTGTGGAAGCCAAGACGTATAGTCTTGATGACGAAGCCCCTGATGAGCGTTGTGCCTTTCTTGCCGCAGCACGACATTGGGTGCTGTACAACGCCAAAATGATTGATGGGGAGTTTTCGCAAACCATGCAGTCCCAGGCGAAAGAACATCGTGAGATGTTTGTAGGTATTATGCAACTTACTAAACAAAACGATGACGGATACACCGAGAAGCTGCTTGGCGTTACCCCAAGAACTCGTTAGAAATTTAATACCGACAATGATATAATAGCCCAATCATTATTTGACATGGTTGGGCTATTATGCTATTTGGAACAAAAACACGCCCTATATCGGACTTTCTGCCACGCATTTTATCCCACATAGATGGCATTGATGTTGATATGGTGGCGACATATACGATGGACGCTATTATCCAGTTTCTGCGTGATACTAAAATCATGACAGAGATTATTTGTTTTGGCTTGGACGAGTGTACGAACTCTTACAAACTGAACACCGCTAACCGTATTACAGAAGTGCTGTCTGTACGGTTTATTGTCAATAACCAACAGCGTCCTAACCACCATTTCCAATACCGTATTGATGGAGATGTGTTTTACCTTGACACAATACCACACTGTGCTTACCAAGCGAGCGCGGAAGTAGAAGTTGCCGTTGCTCCACCACGAGACAGCGAAGAAGTGCCTGACGTACTATATGAAGAGTGGATAGACGCTATTACGGCTCTTACTCTATCAAAACTTTATTTACTGACTGACAACGAATGGTACAACCCACAGGCGGCTAATAATCAGAATATCCAGTACCAGCAACTTGTACGACAAGCACGGTTCAGTCGGGTAACAAAACACAAACCATTTAATATGCGGTTGGCAAATAAACGGAGATTGTAATATGGCAGACCTTGAATGTAAGAAACCTAAACTGTGCGAGCCTGAGCCAACTCCAGCACCTGTGCCGTGTTCAGAACCATTTGACCTATGTGTAGGCGACCGTACTTTGAAGTGGGACGGTTTCTGCCCTACTGTGGAACGTCTACGCCACACACCTGACGGAACATACACATCGGTAACGGTCGTGGATGGTTGTATCGTTGGATATGGCTACGCAGACGAAGCCACCTACACGCCGCCTTACTGTAGTCCAAATCCTGCCCATTGTCAGGAGGGCGGTACGGGTGCAACGGTGGATATTAAAATTTCAACCAGTCCTAACAATACCCTGACCCAAACGTCAGGCGGATTGTTTGCTCGTAGCTACGTCCAAGGCGGTACTGGGGTTACGGTAGGTGGTACTGGTACGGTAACTAATCCATATACTATTTCATTGTCCCAAGCCACAAACACAGTCGGTACTACTGCCGTTGTTGGGCGTAATGGTCTTGTCAGCGAGACTACCAACACAGGCGTAACTTACGTTGGGCTTGAAGAAAGTGGTGTCAAAACTGGTGTGTATGACATCACAGACCAGTTTACCGTTGATAGATTTGGTCGCATTATTTCTGTTGTACAACGCCAAGACCCACTCGTTTCCGCAGGGTCTGGACTTGAAGCTAATAACCAAGGCGACACGGTTCAGATTGGACACCCAACGCATGATATTGAAGATAGTATGATATTGGGTGCGTACGTTGTAGGTGTATCAAACACAGGGCATATCATCAATACCCAACGTGCGATTAACATCAATGACGGTGTATATCACATTGGTGCGTATAATGTCGGTATCAACGAGTACGGTAGTATTTCAAGTATCGTACAGCGTACAGATGTCATGCCGAGTTCGGGTACGTTCACAACTACAGACGGTAAGATTATTAGCTATGACGTTACTGGTCGCTTGACTGGCATTACCGACAGCAATACTAATTTTCACAACGTTCCAACGTCAGCACCTATGCCGTTGCGTGATATGTACAAAGTAACATTGCCAAGTGGTTCAGGTTCAAGTTCAGGTTCAGTTACCAAAGAGATTTATGGGTCTGACACGCAGATGACGATGAAGAACGGTGCTGTCCACATTACATTGCCCGGCTATGTCGTACAGCGTAGTCAGATTGATGTTCATGGGGCAACGTCTTGGACGGTTGAAATTTTACAAGGCGAACTGGTTGTGATACCTAATGGTAGTTCTCCATTTACCGTAGCTTTCAGGGGGTAATATGTTAGCTTGGGAAAGTTATGAGTTCGCTGGGATTATCCCACGACTTCGGAAAAAACAATTACCTAAAGGTTACGCCACCGTTGCACATGATGTTGATTTGACACACGGCACAATTAAGGCATTTCTTGAGCCACGTTACATCAAGGACGCACCGACTGGTTCGGTGCATATGTATGTGTGGGGTTGTGATATTTTGACATGGGATAAGTGCGTAGATGTGGCAGAATGGCTACCTGACTGCCCACGCCTATTCATCACAGGTAATGCAGATTATCCGCAGACTATCACAATGGAGAACGGACGGTTGGTGTATCGCCGTTTGGGTGTACCCGCACCACCGTCCCCACCAATGCCAACGGTTATTCCATTGCCGATACCGCAATCAACGGCTGATAATCCAAATCCGATAGACCCTAATTTAGAAGACGACCGAGACCGCTCAACAGCGTACATGGCTACGTTTGTGAATAGTTTTGGCGAAGAGAGCGGTCCGTCCATGCCTAGTCATGATGTTGTGATTGAAGATGGGCAAACTGTTGAACTTGATTTCCGTTATGCTCCACCTATTGAATATGACATCAAAAAGGTGCGTATTTACCGCCGTGAAACAGGGTTTCGTACAGGACTTGAAAAAGAGCAGGAATTAGAAACCCATTGGTTTTTACTTGCCGAGTTGGACATTGACGAACGTGAGTTTACAGACAACGTGCCGATTATCCATTTGGGTTGGGCGTACGAGAACCTAGACGCACGAGAACCACCTGCCGAGTTGTCTAATATTACGGCGATACCTGAAACGGCAATACTCACAGGTAGTGTTAAAAACAAATTATTGTTCAGCCGTAATCTGCAACCTAACAACTGGGAGTTATCCCAAGAGATGACCCTTGACGACAACATCATTGCGTTAGGTGCAAGCGGCAACAGTTTGTATGTGGCAACTGACGGACACCCATACCGTGTACAAGCAGACGTTGGGTGCGACAACCGTGCTTGTCGTGATATACACCGTTACAAACAAGCGTTTCCGATGATTAACTGCCACACAGGACACGGGGCGATTACCACGCCGTTTGGATTTGTGTATGCCAGTACTGACGGACTTGTGATGTTGTCTGACAGCCCAAACCCACAGGTTATTACGAGTGAAGTGTTGAGCCAAGATGATTGGAGACAGCTTGCCCCACATACAACACGTCTTGCATATTACAAAGGTGCGTTATTTGTCGTAACAGATAAAATCAGTTTCATTCTATGGCTTGACAGTAACACATACTCTGATACCAAGCATAAGAAAATGGTAACTATCAGCGATGTACCTACCGATATGTTTGTATCACGCCAAGGAGAATTGTTGTTACTTCAACAAAATGGTAGAATAGAGCAATGGAATGCAGGTAATAAATTACGTCCGTACAAATGGTTATCCGCCGTAATTGATACAGGTTTCTTGTTTGACCTGACACGCCTACGGGCGAAAGTGATGAATGCCGACAGTGAGATTAGTATCATTTCTGACCGTGCAAAAATCACAAGACGCTTTCCAACTGGCGACCGTATTATTCCGTTTGGTCGTCATGGGCGTACAAGAGAATTTAACGTTGAAGCCATCGGTACAGGCGAGATAACTGAAATCGTAGCTGGGTTGTCGGAAATCGACATGGGGACTAAAGAATGACCACTAAATATGAAATTGTAAGAATGCCGTCAGACAGTAAAAAAATGTCTGAATTATTGGAAGAATTTACACCGTTTCTTGACGCTATGTATTCTGATAGCGACAAAGAATTATTTGGCGATGTAAACTTCCTTTTGGATTATTGGTTGTTCTTGTGGGACACAGGCACAGGATTTTTCCTTACCAAGCGTAATTCGTCAGGCGATTTGCTCATGGTTGCGGTATTGACGAAATATCGTGATATTTGGCATGGGCGTGAACGTCTTGAAGTACATCGTACGGCACTTGCTCGCGTCCCTGATTTGAACGAAGATAAAGAAATCGAAGATATGATTGAATACCTTATTTCGGTTGCCACTATTATGGGGTTTGAGTTTTTGTACTACAACACTCGTGATGTAAAAGGCAACGAGCATAAGGAACTTATGTGGATTAGTTGATATGGCAGAAGTTACGTCCTTGCTAGATAACTTAGGCAGTTTGATTACTGACGGTTTTGGTAAACCCAGTCAGGGCGACCAAACTGATAAGGCTGCTATCGTCAGTGAAGATGACCGTGAGTGTAAGACCACAGGTATTACTGACGATGGTGTCATTAAGTCTGCCAAGTGGAAAGCGATACTGGCAGGGGCTGTCCTTGCTTACAACACTTTAAACAGCCTACGCATGGCGAAACTACAACGTGATTTGGGTCAGAAATATCTCGAGTTGGCGGAAAAACACCGTAAGTACTACAACGAGCGGTACAAACCGCTTGAGATTTCTCTGACCCAAGAAGCGTTGGCGTTACCTAAATATGTCCGTGATAAGGAGCAACTTAACACAGGGCAAATGCTTATGTCGGTGCGTGGGCGTAATGCAGGTAAAATTGACAAAGCCATTGCTTGTACTGGTCGCTATTGTACTGGGCAACGTGCCGCCATTATGACAGACCAACTGCTTGAACAGGCGGTAACAGAAAGTATGGTTGCGGGTCTTGGTTTCCGCTACACAGACCGTGAAGAGATTAACCATAATAACTTGCGGTGGGAAAAGCGTGAGCAGGTTATGAAAATCGGGCGTGATATTCCTACCGAAGCGGTATCTTATGCCAGTCTAGCTGCTGGCACGTTTGGTTCTTTGGGTAAACAGGCTGGTGCAGCGGCAGAGGGTGCTATGGGTTTCTTGGCGTATGGTCGTGGCGATACACAATACCCACCACGCAGAGGACCTATGACGGTATCAGAGTATAAATGGACACCGACCAAACTGGAAACATTTAAACCTAAACCGCCTGAAAACTACACGAAACCAAAAGAACCTGAACCAACAATCAAGTTGTCGGGTTAGGAGCAGAAGTAAATGGTATTTGGTATTGGAGATACCGTCTATATTACTGGTGGTATGCTGAACAATATTCAGCAAATTAGTACCATCGGTAATGAGTTCGGTAAAGTAAAAGTTGATGAAATCTCACGGGTAAAAGACGTGAGTATCAAGGCGTTTCCTTGCCCAAAAGTAAACGATAAAGGTTTGACTGGTGCATGGTGGTGGGCGGATAAGATTGCCATTGCTGTTTCTTTGTGGGCTACCTACGAAAGTTGGAAAGCCGCCAAGGAAGAATATAAAATCGGTAAGCGTTATTATGAGTTAGCCAAAGAACAATGGGACCATTTTTACACTTACTATCGTCCACTTGAGGACCAAGAATTGTCAGAGATTTGGGCTGAACTGCCGTACAAACCTGACTACCCTACGGCAATTAAAGGGCATACACATTTGATTAACCCTATTTTTGCCCAAGCTGATAAACACCGTATGTCGCTAATGGGTAAATACTGTATCTGCCCTGACGTTGCTGAGTTTACGAAAATCGGTATTACCAAATCTACGGTGCAAGGCGATAGTGATAACTTCGCAAGACGTTACGCAGAAAAAATCGCCCAAGAGAAAAACGACATTCGTTGGGCAAGACGTATCGCTGCGGCAAGTCGTGGTCGTGGGTTGTTATCTGCTTCTACATCATTTGCCAGTAAAGCGGCTGGATTTTTCAGCGACTATTCACAGGCAATGGGTGGGCTTGCAAGTAACGCTATGCAGTTCAGCGGTTATGTACGCAACCGTTTCCAAACTGAATATAATCCTGTGCGTAGCCGTATTGACGCTCGTGCCGACGTACCTAATACTTATCGTGGATTTGACGCAGATGGTTACTGGTCTCAGCGTGGTATTCCGACATCGGAGAGTAATAGTGGCGGTTTGTCGTGGGCTAGTTACGAAAGTCCGCCTTATATGCAATCAGGGTTTGACCCTACTGGTGTAGCACAAACTGCACCGAGAACTTAACGGAGAGTGAAATATGTACATTCCTGATTTATTCGGTGCTTACATCAAAGGTCGTGAACTGGCTATTGAGAAGAACTGGCAAGACCTTAAAAATTACGAAGCTGTTGAAAGTGCTAGAAACCAAAACGATTTACAGGCTCTGCAAATTTTGGGCGAACGTGCTGACTTCGGCGGTAAACGCTCCATGTTCCGAGACCAAGTGGACAGTTCAAAACGTGCAAACGAAGTAGCGGAATATGTACAGCCGGGTATGGTGGCTCGTGCCGACCTTGGGTCTATGTTTGCTCAAGACCAACGTAGTGTTTACCTTAACAGTCGTCCAACCGCCCAACAGGTTATGCAACAAATGTTTGACGCTAACTTGGGCAAGCAGGGCGTGGCAGCAGGTGTACAAAGTGCGACCAATGCGTACTGGACACCCGAACGACAATACAACGCAGGTCAGGCACAAGGTCAGGTTGGTTACAATACGGCGATGGCTAATGGTGTGGCTTCTACGGATTTTGTTTCGGCAGCACAACGCCAAATCGCACAGAACCAAGCCAACCACGGTGTCAATATGGCGACCACCCAGTATCAGTTAGGGGAAGCAAATAATGCTATTGCCAACCAACCTGCTATGCACGAACTGGGCAGAACTCGTATCGGTAATGCACAATGGCAGCAGGATAATTTACTCGGTCAGCAACAAGACGCTCAACGTGCCGCCCAACAAGGTATGGTGGACCAAGCCTATCGTGAGTACATCAGTTACTTACAGGCAGCCCAAGCTGGCGACCAAGCGGCGGCACAAGCTGCAAGTCGTTTAGCCCAGCAATACGGTTTCGGTCAGCCTGTGGCACAGCCGACACAAACACCAGCCCAAACTGACCCAACTGGCAGGACACTTATTCCTACACCAGCCCAACAGGTTAATAATACTCAAGCTGCTACTGGCAATTTAATAACCCAAATGCGGGAACGGTTGGCTAATACTTACCCATACCCAGTAGCACCGCAGTATGGTAATTACCAACCTACCGCTCCTGCCCCAGCCGTAGCACAGCCAGTAACTAACACACCTGCCGTTAAAGCACCTTGGATTGCTAGTGGTGGGGTGTTGGGTATTACGGGTACTATCCCACAACGATAGGAGACGATTTATGTCCAAAAAAAATAATATGGCGATGGTTCTACAAGCCTTAAAGAACGCAGGACTTAATGACAACCAAGCGAGAATTTTGGGTGCTGAGATTGGTCGTGAGAACGCCTTTCAGGATAAGTACCTGTGGGGCTATCACTCTGACCCTAAAAACGGTGCGATAAATATCGGTATTATTTCATGGCAGGGTAGCCGTGGTAAGGGTGTAGAACAAGCCTTGCGTAATGCAGGACTTATCCAAAACGGCAAAATTGTCAAAGGTCAGGCAAGTCTTGATGTGATGGCTAAATATCTTGTGAACGAAATCCGCACCAACCCTACTTATGCCGCCACACGCAAACAGTTTCTTGATAATCCAAACGTGGATTATAAAACTGGTACGCAGGTGCTTGGACGTAATTTTATCCGTTGGCGTTATGATGACCCGAAGTATGCAAGCGGACACCGTAACCGTGATAATTTTTACGCCCAACTTGGCGGTGTAGTACCTGCTGGGGGGGAAGCAACCCAGTTCGCAGGTAACGCAGCAGATACTTCACAGACGGCAAGTGCCGATGTATCAACCCCTGCGTTCCAACCGACAGCGTTGTTGGCTACGGGGCAAGTACCGCAAATGCAGACGGATATGTTTGGCGGTATGGGTAATCAAAATGTTCTAGGGCTTAATTTAGACTTAATGTCGGTGTTAAACGGTATGGGTGCTACGCAACAACAGTCGATGTCGCCTATGTTACCGACACCGTTTTCTTAATTTGTGGGGGTAATAATCCATGTATGGAATTAAAGATTTCGTACCACCAGTAGCAGGTAAATATCGTATTACAAGCGGCGAGGGTAAACGTGCTTCCCGCCGCACGACCAACGGAAACCGTATGTCCAGCTTCCACCACGGAACAGACTGGGCAGGTGCAACCCCGGGCAGTAAACCCGACATTCAGAACATTACGGCTGGTAAGGTCGTATGGGTAGGCAATGCTGGTGGTTGGGGTAAGACGGTTATTGTACAGAACCCTGATGGTTACACCGTTCAGTACGGACACCTTGACAGCATTAGCGTCAAAGTAGGCGACCAAGTCCCTGCTGGCGGTAAGATTGGTGTCATGGGGGCAACAGGTAATGTAACTGGCGTACACCTTGATATGATTGTTACCAAGAACGGGCAGTCTATTAAGCGTGATGGTTCTGTACTAGCTGCCGCCCCAGCCAGTATCGCCCGCCGTGCAGGGTCAAAACAACCTGCTGGTACATCAGCACCTGCCACACCAACCAGTACGCCACCAGCACCCATGTTCGCAGGTAACACACCCGACACCGCACAACCACAATCTAGCGGTGCGGATATGTTCGGCAATCTGTTCGGTGGCACACCTACCACCTTACTTCAAGGGGCGGTAGGACTTGCCGTACCTGAGACACAGACCCAAAATCAAATGTTTTCCCAAGTGGCGGATATGAATTTGGGTGGTGGGTTAGAGAGCATTTACGCCGAAGCTGCAAGGGCTATTGCCAACGCAAAGGATAGTATTGACAGCCGTCCTATGATACAATCTACAAATCCATTACGAGCCGAACTAGGTTCAATTTTTGACAGAATAGAAGTCTGATATATCTAATTAAAATCCATTTGGAGTGGCTGTATCAGACGAGTGATATTGGGGTATTATCATGGCGATTAAACCACTTCAAATGCCTGATTTAAGTCAGTTGCCCGACCCTACGAAAGATATGTTCGGTGGCATGACAAGTCCTACTGCCCTTATGACTATGGGCGACAAACAAGTAAATGACTTACTTAATCCAAAACCTTTATTTGAGCAAAATGTAAAACTGTCATCACAGGCACAACAAACGCTAAACGGTATCGCCCAACAGCAACAAGCGTTGGCGACTGAAACAGACCGTATGGCGGAACAAGTACGCCGTCAGCAACAGGAAGCGGCTGAAGCCCAAATTAAAGCGTCTCAAAACCAAGTAAAAGAAAACGAACGCCGTACAAAAGAACTGTTAAAAGCACGGGAAGAAGTCCGTAAGAAAAAAGTCGAAGAACAAGGTGGCAAACTGGGTGCAGGTGCTGATGGGTCTTTTGTACTACGCCAACACGCCGAAGAATTGATTAAAAAATCCGAGTGGCAACGCATTGTTTCTAATCTCCAACGTGATGACGAGATGGAGATGTGGCTGAAACAAGCTGAGACTAAACTGCGTGAAGCTGGTGTAACTGACGAAGCGGTTATTAAAGCCGAACTTGATGTTGCCCGTAATGTCATTTCGGGCGATACCAAGTCATATACCCAACGCATGAAAGAAGACAACATTGACCCACTTGATTTGGTGTCGTCTCTTGGTAAACGTGCAAGAACCCTTTATCGCGGTGCTGGCGTTTTGTTTGGTGCGTCTGATGAATGGACGAAAAGCGAGCAAGACGCTATCGACAGTATCAACAGAACTTACTCTAACACGATGCTGTTAGACCAAGCCAACTATGCTTACCAACGTAGTAAGACCAAAGCCCAAAATCCTGACGAGGGTTTGGTTGATGGTTTTGTATCGGGCGTGAAAGACGCTTGGAATAGTGGCAGCATCATTTCAAGTGTAGTAGATAACGCAGGTTATATACCTTATGCGGTAGTTGGTACTGCGTTTGCCGCCAAAGGTATTGCCGCGGCTGGTGCTGCCACAGGCTTGACAGGACTGACAGCCTTAGCTACGGGTAAAACCGCCGCTGTGTCGTCTATTGGTGGTCGTATTGTAAGTGGTATTTTATCTGCTGAGACAGCAGGTGCTGCCGTTACATCAGGTTTACTTTCTGCCACAGACGCGGCAAGTGGTGCGTACGACAGCGTTATGGCGTTGGATTTCAACGATAAAACCCAGTTGGCTAAAGCTCGCCAAACTTATACCAACGAGTACGGGCAAGCTAACTGGGATAACCTTGTTGCCGATAATGGTGGCGACATGAACAAGGTTAAATCCGAACTGGCTATTCAGGCAGGTCGTTCAGCAGGTGGTACGGCATTTGTTACTACCGCCCCACTTGGTGTGTTCGGTTTGGAAGCGACCCTTGCCAAGATGGGTACACAAGGCGTGGTGGCACAAGCAGGTAAGCGTCTGCTGACTATCGGTGCAAACACTGTGTCTGAGACTTTGGAAGAGGGCTTTACCCAGTTATCTCAAAACATGGGTGCTAAACCTGTTACTGGCGTAGCTCTGACAGACGATGTAGGTGCAACTGCTGCTATGGGTGCTATTGCTGGGGGTGGTATGTCGGCAGGTTCTCAAGCGGTCGCCGCTGCTATGGACGCTCGCTCTGCGTACCTTAAACCTACATTTGACGCAAATGAGTTGGACACTAGCCGTTGGGTAAGTGCAGGTAACATCAACTATGACGCATACCGTACAACGGTGGGTCATCAGATGGATAACTTGGCTCGAGACGGTCGCCGCACTAAATTGTCTGAAGACGACATTCAACAACTGCAACAACGTACGTTCAACGACATGGTGGACAATAACGAGATTTGGTCTCGCATGACACCTGAGCAACAAAAAGAATTTAAAGATTACTTGCGGTTGTCGTATAACATCAACAGCAATGGCTACGCACGTTACCAAGAAACGACGGAAGCTAAGGCTTGGGCAAGTAACGACTACGCACAGATTAACAATGCCATTGTGGATAATCCACAAAGCACTGATTTGTTGAACGCCTACCGTGTAAAAAATAATGTGGAACTTGAGCAAGTGCCACAAAAAGGTCGTGAGTACTTTAAAACTTTGGCAGACGTACTTGACGCTATGGCGACCCAAGACACCAACGTTACGACCCAAGAGCGTGAAGTTCAGTCTATGAAAATCATTGCCGACAAAGTTAAGGGCAATGACAAACTGACCGATATTCAGAAACGTGGTATTACCATGTTTATGATGAACTCTATGGACGCAGGTTCTCGCCGTATGACAGACGAGCAACAGGCTGCCTATGACCGTGTACAGCAAGCTGCACGACAAGTACAAGCTAACCAACAGGTAAACCAAAATGGCACTCAAGAGCAAAACCAAACAAGTGCAAGTCAGCCAGCAGGACAAGGCACGGTTGCAGAAAATGCTGGAACAGTCGCACCGCAAGGCTCTACAAATGGAGCAGGAACAAGCGACACGCTCGGCACAATCGCCGCAGAACTGGCAACAGTTGAGCCAACAGGACAGGGAAGCAATAATGCTCAAAGCGTTGGAAATGACCCTGTACAACAAACCCCTGTCGCCAGCAATCAAGCAGACAATACCGCCACAAGTGGCACAAGCACTGGCGGAAACAGTCAAGGACTTGGACAAACACCGTCTGTTGGGAACACGCAGTCTGCCACAACGCCTACAAGCAATAGTGGACAGATTACGCAGCAAGGGGTTGCTGGACAAACCAGCCAAACCCGACAGTCCATTGGACAGACTGGACCCAGCACAACGCAAACGCCAGTTAGCGGCGGAAGCGTTGGAACTACGCCGTCAGAACGCAATACAAATGGTGGAAGCCAACAAACTATTACCCAAGCGGACGTAACCGATAGTTTCCTTGCCGACCCAGCCAACGAAACCTACGTTAAGTCATTTATTAACGTAGCATACAACGACTTGGGTAAATTTGGACAAGGTGTTACCAAGCATAAGGCTGACCTACGCCGACTGGCTGGCATTACTGGTGTTGATGGTGGTAAGTTGTCTGACGAGCATATTGACAAGCTGTATGACCTTATCAATATGCCGACATCAGAGCGTACTACACTTATCAACAATGAGTTCCGCACACAAGCGGCGACTAACCGTGTGCATAATGCTGTCCACCATTTGAAGCAAAATACCATCAAAGCGATTAAGGCAGACATCAAAGCACAAGAGCAAGCCCGCCGTAGTGCTGAGCGAAACGCAGAACAGCAACTTGCCCAACAAGCTATTCAACAGGAGCGTGAGCAAGTTGCCGAACAAAAACGCATTGAGAAGCAAGAGCGTGATAAACAAGCGTTGATAGACAAGACAGAAGTCGCCTTTGAGAAAGCAGATAACGCAGCTACCGTAAAAGAACAAGCGGCACAAAAAGCCAATGAACTTTTGGCTGACCTGACAGACCAAAGACAAGCTATCCAAGATGAGTTAAGTCAAGCTAAGACCAACCAAAAGGCTACGACTGCGGCACTTAAAGAAGCGACCACCGCTTACAACAAAGCTGTTAATGAAGTAACCAAAGCCAAGACCACAGAGGAACGTGAACTGAGCAAAGAAAAACGCAAAGGTTTACGCTTGGGGTGGTTGTCTCGTGTTGGAGAGCGTAACGAAGCGAAGACGGCAATGAACCAAGCCAAACAAGATGTTGTTACGGCTTACAAAGCCGTATCTACCGCAACGGCTAAACTGGCTACCATCAACGTCAAAATCAAGGAAGCACAACTGAAAGCCAAAGCTGCCGTCAAAGCGGCTAAACTGGCTCGTACAAGTGCGGACAAAATTTTTGATAAATTGTCAGGATTACGCCCTGAAACTACGGCTGAAACCACACAACCACAAGCCACCGTTGAACAATCAACCAGTACAGAAGCAACTGCTGGAACAAGTGAAGTAACAACTGCTGACGGTGCTACGTTTAATCTGCAAGAGATTTTGTCAGGCGTTACCAACAAGCGTATCCGTAAAGGCGAAGTACCACCAACGCTTAATGACCTAGCACCTGAAGATGATACTGCTGACCGTCCGACCATTGAACTGACGATTAACGGAAAAACCCATACTGGCAAGCTATACCGCTTCCGTAAGGGTAATCGCCGTTTCATCGCCTTTGTCCATGACGGCAATGCCTATGGCATGAAAGCCGTACAGAACGGCGTAGAGAGCCAAGATTGGATTAACTTCGGTGCAGGTGTCGGTACTAAACGTGTGGACAGCATTAACACTCAAACCGCTATCAGTATTCGTGTACTCGATGGTACGCCAGTACAACAAGATTTATTTAACCAACCACAGGAGCAAAACGCTCCGCCAGTTCAGGAGACTGAAAATGAAACACAGCAAACAGGGCGTGTGGAAGACGGCAACCAATCTGCCGATACCC